TGCAGCGTGACGCATTTGCGCAGGCAAAGGATGACCAGCGCAAGCCAGCGGCGTTTGGCGTGCAGCAGCCGCCACCGAGCGGCGGATATGGCGCTGCGCCTGCAGCACAGGCAAGCACTGCGCGGCCAAAATTCGGCGTGACTACACGTGGACTTTCCTGAGCTGCCGCTGGCTTTTTGCCCACTCGCACAGCACTTGCCGTGCAACGTCGTTGCGGTGTGCGCCTTGCTCGCGTTCGCACTGCAGTAATTCGTCGCGCACAAGGTCGTCCACTGTGATGTTTAAGCGCTCCGCGCCAATGCGCGGGCGTCCTTGCACGCCAAACTTGCTTGCGCCTTCGCGCATGTGCGATGGATTGACGCAGGCGTTGTTGCCGCACGTGTGGCACACGCTGCCTGCCGGACGAAGTGCGCCACGGAATATGACAAACGCCAGCACAGGCGGGGCGATTGTGTGACTGTTGCCTAGATACACGGCGGCTGCGCCTTGCCACTGCCAGCAGCCATCGTCGCGCTTTGTGACGTTGCTTAAAAAACGCTCGCGCGCGTCTGAGCGCAGCGGCAGCGCGCCTGCTTTAACACGCGCCACGAAGTCTGGCTGGCGTGTGGCCGTGGCGCGGAAGTAAACGTTCACGGACGGCACGTTATGGCATAAGCGCCTGCGCGACAAGTGGCAAAATGTTTGTTGCGCAAAAAAGCCAGAGGCATTGACGGCGGGCGCAAAACGGCACAACACTGCGCACACATGCCGGAAGCGATAATTGCCAATGTGCCAGCCATCCCCGGCGTCCCTGCTGCACATGGCGTGCCGATTGCAGTGCCAACAGACACGCCGCCAGTGCCGCCAACTAATCCAGCCAATCCGCCGCCAGCGCCATTTGCATCGTGGTGCGACTGGGCGCGCGATGGACTGCGGCAGGCAATGGAAGGGATGAAGCAGGCAGGCGGCGGCGTGCTCAAATACAACATCGGCTCGCGCGGCTTGGAGCGCGAAAGCTCAAAGGCGCAAGTGGACAACGTTGGCTATTGGAACGAAATGGTGAAGTTTTACTGCGGCGACAGTGGCTTGCCGTCTTCGTTAACTGGTCGCGACACAGCCTGCCGCATAATTCCGCGCGACTTATGACGGCCACGCTTAACGGCAGCAGCAGGAACGGCCACGTGGCCGAGCGCCGCCTGCCGCGCGGCACAATACTGGACGCCAGCGGCAACGTTACAAGTGGCCGCACGTTTTTGGATGCGCAGGCGAGTGGATATGGCAATTACGGCGCAAACGTCACAAAGAATTCACTCGTTGGCTGGCTGTGGCGCGGCGGCGATGCCGACACGGACATCGGCTTCAACATCCAAACGCTGCGCCAGCGCAGCCGCGATGCGTTCATGGGCATTCCGCTGGCAGCGGCAGCAGTTGAAACGTTCGACACAAACGTTGTTGGCGAAGGCTTAACGCCAGCGCCAAACGTGGACGGCGAAGCGCTTGGCCTTACGCCGGAAGCCACGGCTGCACTGAACACGGAGCTTGCCACAAAGTTTGATTGGTGGGCGTGCGATCCGCGCGAGTGCGACTTCGAAATGCGCGACACGTTTTACGTTAAGCAAAGCACTGTGTTCCAAAGCATGCTGCTGAGCGGCGACTGCCCTGTGCTGTTTCCATTAAAGCCGCGCGACAACACGCTGTTCGATTTCCGCCTGCGTGTGCTTGAGGCAGACCGCATAATGAACCCGGCGGTCTACACGCCAACGCTTAACATTTACAGCGGCGTGGAGCTGTCGGAAGACGGCGAGCTGCAGGCGTATCACATCGCCAAGCGGCATCCGCTGGCAAATGCACTTGGTCGCATCACGCCGCTGCCGTTACTGCCAATGCAAACTGTGCGCGTCGAGCCATACGGCGCGCTGACTGGCAGGCGCAACATGGTCTTGCTCATCAAGCCAGAGCGTCCGGAGCAACGGCGCGGCGTGCCAATTTTGTCCGTGTGCCTTGAGTTACTCAAGCAGCAAGGGCGCTTTACTGATGCCACAGTTATTGCCGCCGTCATCCAAAGCTACTTCACGGCGTTTATCACGCAGGAGTTTCCCGATCCAAACATTTTCCAAGACCTGCTGACGGACGAACAAAAGCAGGAAGTGCTGGATTTCAATCCTTACAATGTGCAGCTAGGGCCCGGCGTTGTTAACTTTATGCGCCCGGGGCATGCCGTAAACTTTTCGTCGCCTACACAGCCACACGCAAACTTTGGCGAGTTCACAACGGCTGTTGCCAAGTTTGTTGGCAGCGCGATTGGCATGCCTTACGAAGTGCTGCTGAAACAATTCAACGCCAGTTACAGCGCCAGCCGTGCAGCACTGTTGGATTTCTGGCGGCGCGTGCGCAAGTATCGTGCGCTCATGTGCGACGGCTTTTGCCAGCCATGTTATGAGGAATGGGTGGTGGATGCTGTTACGCTTGGCCGCATTGATGGCTTCAAAGGCGACGTGACTGATCCGCTTGTGCGCCGTGCGCTTGCGCGCTGCAACTGGTCTGGCAGCAGTGCTGGCTCGCTCGATCCGCAAAAGGAAGTGGCGGCGGCAGAAGCCAAAGTAAACGCAGGCTTCAGCACCATTGAGCGCGAAAGCGCGGAGCTTAATGGCAGCAACTGGCGTGACAACATCCGGCAGGCTGGCGTGGAGCGCGACCAATACGAAGCTGCCGATTTAACTTATCCGCCTGACCGTAAGTCGGCGGCGCTTGGCGCAGGCGGCAAAACGTTTCCGACGCCTTCGCCAGAGCAAGGTCAACCCGCCGCGCGCACGCGCACGCCTGTAAAGGCAGTGCGGCAAAGGCGCGCAGCTAACAACACGCATGCCATGAGTGGCCTTATCATCCGATGAACAACGTTGTGCCGTTTTACAAGTTCCGCGCTGAGGCAGGCGACGAGCCAGCCAGTGCCGAGCTGTTAATTTTCGATGCCATTGGCGACTGGGAAGACTTTGGCGAAGTAAGTGCCAAAGCATTTTCCGCCGACCTTGCCAAGCTGCCAAAAAGCGTCAAGCGGCTGGACATCCACATTAACAGCCCGGGTGGCAGCGTAAGCGAAGCAAACGCCATTTACTCGCGGCTGGCTGACCATGCCAGCAACAAAATCATCTACGTGGACGGATTAAGCGCAAGTGCGGCCACACTTATCCAGATGGTCGGGCATAAGATTTACATGCGCGCCAACGCAACGATGATGATTCACTCGCCAATGGCGCTGCAGGCAGGCAACGCAGAAGCCATGCGCTCAATGGCTGCGGCGCTGGACGTGCACAGCGAAGCCATGATTAACCTTTACGCCAAGCGCACAGGCATGGAGCGCGACGAGCTGCGCGGCATGATGGACAAGGAAACTTGGATGACTGCACAGCAGGCAGTTGACAAAGGCTTTGCCGACGAAGTGCGCGGCGTAGTTAAAGCCGCAGCCATAGGCGGCAAGCGTGTGATGTTTAACGGCATCACGTTCGATCTTTCGCGGTTCCACAACGTCCCGGCGTTCTCCGGACAAACACAAACAGAAGAACAAACAATGAACACACAAGCAACTGACGCGCCCCCGGCTGCGCCACCAAAGCCGGGCGAAACAACTCCACCTGCCACGCCGCCGCCTGCAGCGCCACAGCCTGCAGCGCCGCCGCCTAACACAGCGCCAGCGGGCACGCCGCCTGCGCCAGCCCCTGCGCCTGCAGGCACGCCGCCTGCCGCAGCCAGCTACGACGACGGCATCAAAGCCGAGCGCGCACGCATTGCGGCGCTTAACGCCTACGACCGTCCGGCAACGCACGACCTTGTCGTTAAGGCCATCGCCGACGGCAAAACAGTGGCCGACGTAATGCCGGAGCTGTTTGCGGCAATGGAGAAAAAAGGACAGCAGCAGGCGCGGCACACGGACGCGCGGCAGCTCGAGCACGTGCCGCCAACGGACGCAGGCGCAACAGGCGACGCAGGCGACGACTTTGGCGACAGGCTAAAGGCAGCAGTCAAGGCAAGGCTCGGCAGGCGCAACGGCGCGCTGCTGCACAGCCGCAACTAATCCACGCAGCACAACAACAAACAAACCCGAAAGGAACAACTCAGAATGAAATCAATGTTTACTCGCATCCGCTGGGTGCTTGCCTGCATGCTTGCGCCTTTAATCGTCGCACTGCATCGCATTGGCAAGCCGCACGGCTTCGAAGCCTACAACACTGTCAACGCCACAACGTTCAATCCTGTGCCGTTGCTCAGCCACGACGACGATCCGAATTGGAAAGTTGTGCGCTATCCCTACAACGGCGGGCCCGCGCTTAACACAATCAAGCCCGGTTATCTGGTCAAGTTTGGCGCAACGCTTGTTGATGTAGCAGGCGCAGTGGCGGCAGACGATGCAGCGCTTGGCGGCATTGTAATTGACCTGCCCGATCCAAACAATCCAAGCGACACAACTGTGGCCGTGGCGCTCACAGGCTCGTTCGATAAGAACACAATCAAATATGCCGACGGCACGCAGCCGTTGAGTGCGGCGGCAGTAACACGCCTGCGCGCGATCCAAATCTATCTTGACGCTGCCGTGCCCGGCGGCGGCTTCGCACCTTAACAACGCAGCACAACAAACAACGAAAAAGGAATAACATATTATGCCACTCAACCCAGCTTACGAAACAAAGACGATGCTCGCGCCCTTCGATCAGGGCCCGCTCGTCCACACGTTTTTGCGCGACACTTTTTTTGGCGCGCGCGACTTTGCACAAACGCCAGTCATCGAATTCGATTTCAGGCGTGGCCGTCGGAAAATGGCTCCGTTTGTTGCGCCGCTTATTGGCGGCAAACTCATGGAGCGGCAAGGCTTCGAGACGCGCTTCTTCCGTGCGCCACGCATTGCGCCTGTGCGCGCGCTGCGCACGCCGGACTTGGAAGCACGCCTGCCCGGTGAAACAATTTACTCGCAACGGTCGCCTGCCGACCGCGCGGCAGAGTTGCTGGCAGAAGATGCAATCTTTTGCGATGAGGCAATTAGCCGCCGCGAAGAGTGGATGTGCCGCAACGTGTTAGTCAACGGCAAAATCACAGTCACTGCCGATACTGGCTACCAGATGGTCATCGACTTTACGGAAAGCAGCGCAGGCGTTGCCAACAATCACGACATCCCGGCAGTAAAGTGGGACGTGGCTGGCAGCGATCCGCTTGCCGACTTGGAAGCCAGCCGCCTTGCCACAATTAAGGCAAGCGGCGTCAGTCCGGACGTTGTGCTTATGGGCACAAACGCTGCCAAAGTGTTTATCCGCAACGCGCAAGTTGGCGTGCTGTTGGACAAGCAGCGTTTTGAGATCGCCCAGATCCAACCGATCATTCAGGACGCCGCCGTTGTGCGCATTGGCCGTGTGCCCGGCATGGAAGTTTACTCTTATTCGGAGTATTTCGAAGACGACGCTGGCACGCTGTTTCCAATGCTGCCGGATAACTTCGTGATGCTGCTTTCAACAAAGGCGCAAAACAAAGTTGTTTACGGCGCGTTCACGCAGCTTGAGGACGCCAAGTCCAAGCGCTTTGTGACGTATCAGCAAGACCGCATCCCGTTTGTTTACGGCGATGAGGAAGGCGGCG